GACCGAAATCGGCCACGGCGGTACCTGGAAGGCCGATCAACACTGGGCGCAGCCCGGCGCGCATCCGCTACGGGGGTCAGAGGGGGCCGTTCACGCGCGTATTGACGTGGTAGGCGCGCGCGCTAGTATGCGCGCATGACTATCAACGAACTACAGCACGGGCACGGCGTCAGTTTCAGGGTCCCGACCAAGGACTGGCAGACGATCAGCGCCATCCTGCGCGAGCGACTTCGGTTGGCCGTCGAGAATGACGACCAACGTTTCCCCAACCGGTCAGACATCTGCCGCGAAGCCCTCTCTCGCGGGCTCGCCGCCATGTTCTCCCAGACGCCACAGCCTCCGACGGCGTAGGAGCGCGCCTCCCGCACGCACCGTCCCGGACGCCATCGGATCCGCGCTGACGGGAGATCGTGCGACAGGCGGCTGCGCGGGCAGCCCTGGGAAGGTTGATTCCAACCCACCAACCCGGCAAGCTACCCAGGCAGATGATCCAACGCCTAGCCCCACGAACACACGCCGGCCAGAATCCCCTTGACACCACCCGCCCCGGACCCACAACATCAACCCCACGGGCGGGGGTCTACCGTCCTCCCTGGTCATCCGCTGGGGCTGGCGTGACGTGCATCCAGCGCCAGCCCAGCTCCTAACGCGCCGGAAACTTGACGACTGAGCCTGAGCCCGACCCTAGTTTGACCTCGCGCGCGCGCGGTACCGGCGAAGGCGAGCCCGGCTGGCAGCCGTGGATGCCTACGTTTCTCGTCGCGCTCGAGGACACTCTCGACGTGACCCAGTCCGCGAAGGTGGCCGGGGTCACCAGACAGGCGGCGTGGTGGTCGCTGAACCGGTGCGTGTGGTTCAAGGCCGGGTGGGACGAAATCTTCCAGGTCAAGATGCTGAACCCGTTGCGCGCGTCGATCGCCAAGCGCGCGATCCACGGAACGAAGAAGGACATCTGGCGCCAGGTCCCGGTCAGACAGGAAGACGGATCCGAGCGCATGGAGTGGCAGGTAATCGGCCATGAGGTCGAGCACGAAACCGCGCTGACCAAGATGGTCGCCGAGCGGCGCCTGCCGGAGTACCGCGACGGGCTCGCTGCCCAGTTCGAGTCGGAGGCCGCGGCCGCGATGGCGCGCCGGCTGCGGACCGAGCTCGCCAACCGTGACGCGATGGTGCCCGAGGTGGCAGACGCGGGCGACGACGACAGCGACGACGACAGCTGATGTCAGTCAAGCAGCTCCGTCCGCACCCGATCCAGTCGGGCTACTACCGATCGGACGTGCGGTTCAACGTCGCGTGCGCAGGACGTAGGTCGGGAAAAACGGACGTCGCGCAGCGCCGTCTATCGCGCCGCGCGCTCGGGCACGACCGCCCCGAGCCGGGCCGGTACTTCGCGTGCGCGCCTACGCTGGCCCAGGCGAAGGAGATCTTCCTCGACGAAGAGCGAGGACTGCCCGCCTACTTCGAGCCGTGGATGTACCGCAAGCCGCCGCGCCTGACGCCGCTGCCGAAGTTCTTCCTGATCAACGGTTCGGACATCCTCGTGTTCGGGCTCGCGGAACCGCGGCGCGTCGAGGGCCTGGCGTTCCACGGCGGGCTGATCGACGAGGTGGACGACGCGCCGAAGCATGCGTGGTACACGACGCTGCGCCCGATGCTGTCGGACCCGCGGCTTGGCCCTGGTTGGTGCGACTTCATCGGCAGGCCACGGCGCAGGCAGCTGATCTACTCGCTCTCGCGTCTCGGGCTGAACCCCGCCGAGGACGAGTGGGCGTTCTGGACCTGGCCGTCGAGCGACATCATCGACCCGCGCGAGATCGAGTCGGCCAAGCGGACGATGTCGTGGTCGCAGTACGAGCAGGAGTACAACGCCAGCTTCATCACGATCGAGGGGCGCGCGTACGACATGTACGCCGAGGACACCCACGCGCGCTGGCCGTTGCGTGACCTGTACGACCCGGCCCAGCCGCTCTACATCTTCCTCGACTTCAACAAGTCGCCTGGCGTCGCGGCGCTCGGCCAGTACATGCGCGTGCCGCTGGGCCAGGAGTGGGCCAACGTCGAGTCGCCGTTCATGGGGATCATCGGGGAGGTGTGGATCGAGCACCACTCGACGACGCCGCACGTCTGCCGGCGGATCATCCACGACTGGTCGAGTCACAGCGGGCCTGTGACGATCTACGGCGACGCATCGGGGGGGCGCAGCGGCGAGCGGACGTCGAGCACGCAGGGGACGGACTGGGCGCTGGTGGACGACTACCTGCGGCCGTGCTTCGGGGATCGGCTGGAGATCATCCACAAGCACGCGAACCCGCCGGAGCTGGTGCGGGTGAACGCGGTCAACGCCCGGTTCCGGACCGCGGACGGCAAGATCCACCTGCTGGTCGACCGGGCGTTCGCGCCGCACGTGCATGAGGACTTCATGGGCGTGCAGCTCGTGCCTGGGGGGTCGGGGGAGATCTTGAAGATCCAGGGGGACCCGCTGACGCACCTGTCGGACGGGATCGGGTACTGGGCTGAGATCGCGCACCCGATCGGGGGGCGTGCGGGGTCGATCGAGATGGTCTATTGACTGGCCTTGGCCGATCGGCTATGCCCAGGCGCGTCCCATGACCCCTGGAGCCACCTGAATGAGCAAGCGATCGATCAAGAAGGCCGCCCGGTTCGCCCACAACAAGGCGGGCAAGATCCTGACCGACTACGACACGCTGACCGGCGACCAGATCCACGGTCTGGGCGCGGACATCGAGCGGGCCGGGAACAAGATCGAGACGGCCGATTGGGAGGCGCCGACCGATCCGGGTGGGGAGCCCGAGGGGCCCGACCTGTCGATCCTCGAGCCGAACGAACTGGCGCTCTTCTACGAGCGCGTCGGGATGGGCAGCGACCCGTGGGAGATGTACGAGTGGCTGCTGGAGCAGCGCGGGGAGGTGGACCCGGGCGACCCGCCGGTCGATCCCGACCCGCCCACGGACCCCGACCCCGACCCCCCGACCGACCCCGACCCGCCCATCGTGGTCGAGCCCGGCGTGCGCGTGTTCGAGGCGTGGCCCGACCGCTTCAAGGACGACACCGGCAAGATCCACCAGACCACGCGCCTCGGCCTCGCCGCGTCGATGCAGGCCGGCGCCGAGCACTACCCGGGCGACACGATCAAGCACATCTCGCACTGTTCGGACGCGATCGCGGTCGCCATGAACCAGCCCGGCAAGCGGGTCAGCGTGGACATGCAGCCCGGCAAGCCGCTGCGCGCGATCGTCTCGGGCGGCACGATGACCGGGCTCATCACGGGCGAGCGGTACCTCGGCGGCGCCATCAACCGGCAGTCGCCCGCGATCGAGTTCCTCGAGTTCACCGACGGCACGCTCGACGTGCGCGGCGCGCAGAGCCCGTACCCGTTCGTGACGGGCGTCAACTCGTACCTGCGCCACTTCGGCGTGCGGCGCTACAAGCTGCTCACGCCGGGAGGGCCGGGCTCGAAGGTCCGTACCCCGATCCGTGGCAACGCGAGCGCGGAGTACCAGATCGAGGACATCGAGAACGACACGGGCGCCGACGAGTACGCGATCGCGTACATCAACTACGGCCCCGGCAAGAGCTACGTCCGGCGCGTGAAGGCGCGCAACGGCGGGCGCGGCAACGTCCAGGCTTGCATGCGGACCACGGAGAACCTGTTCGCGGGCGCGTGGATCAGCGACGCGGACGAGCTGCTGGTCGAGGATGTCTACTCGCGCGACAACGGCGGGAAGGACGGATCGAACGCGGTCAGCATCGCCGGCTGGGGTGGCGGGGACATCATCGTGTCGAAGCTCGACGTGCAGACGAAGTTCAACGCGGGCGGGCTGGCGATCACGGAAGACGCGAAGCAGCACGCGGTGACCGGCACGCAAGGCCAGTGGACGATCGTCGGGCCGGGTCTGATGCTTTCGCTGGGTGGGAAGCTGTGGGCGCACAACCGCGTCGTGGCGGACCTCGCTGGATCGACGATCATCAACGGCAACATCACGGCGGGTTCGCCCGGGATGACTTCGAGCCGCAACCAGGTCGAGCTGGACTCGATCTATAAGCTCGCGTACTCGGCCGGCACGTACGGCGGCAAGGGGCCCGGGATCAAGATGACGAAGCTCGGGTCGTTCGGAGCGGTGGAGGGTGGGGTGGTCCCGTAGACCATGCTCTACATCGCCCAGTCGATCATGCTCCTGGACTTCGCCGCGCGGGTGACGGTCGTCGTCTGGACGATCCAGATGCGCGCGAGGTTCAAGAGCGCCGTTGCCTGGCGCCTCATCATGGCCTTTGCGGCGCTGATGCTCATCAATCGGATCACCGGGGTCGCGGCCGTCCACTTCGAGTCCGACTGGCTGATGGCCACACACGTGGTGCTGATCCCCGCGCTCGTCTCTACCACGCTCTGCCTCGGCCTCGCGCTGCATCTGTCCTCGCTGGGGCTGCTCTTCAACGGACACGACCAGCGATGACGGCACTGATCCAGGGCGTGTCCCTTGACGACGTGGGCGGGTTCCTCGACCGCTTCGGGTGGCCGGCCCTGTTCTCGCTCGTCATCCTCGGTGGCGCGTGGCGCATGGCGAGGTGGTTCAAGCCGTATCTGGAGAACGCATTCACGTCGCACGTCGATCTGGTGCAGTCGCTCAAGGAGACGAACAAGTCGCTGGCCGGCTCGTTCGATTCGCTGGCCAAGACATGCGATACGGCGGTCCGAGACGCTCACGATCTGCGCGGCACGGCGCACAGAATCGAAGAGCAGTTGAAACTAATCCAGAAGCATGGGACACAAGGATAGATGTGCAACCGAAGTACGCCGCCTCGCTGTGTGCCGCTATCGTGTGCCTCACCGTCATCCTGCTCGCGCTGGGCGGGCTCGGAATGGCGCTGCTCCGAGAGAACGAGGCGAACGGTCGGGCGTTGAGGGGCGTGCAGAACAGGCTCGACGTGATGACGGATCCGTTTCTGTCGGGCCAGTGGTTCGAGATCGACGGGCTCCGCACGGAGCGGTACCTGGGCGAGACTGAGGCGAAATGGCGAAAGCGCGACATCGACGCGCGCGTGGAGTTTTTCGGAAAATGAGTCACCAAACTTTCGGCCTTGATGGTGTCTGGACCGCTCGGGAACAGGGCCAGTCGCTGCAAGACTGGGCGGCGGCTGTCCCCTCCAACAGTGGCGCGCCGGACGGGTGCGACCATCTCACAGAATGGACCAGCGGCGGGAAGGCCGCCAAGCTCTGCACGAAGTGCCTCGGCGACGAGACGGCCGAGGCGTGCAAGGCGCGGCACGACGAGGCGCTGGAGTTCTGGCAGGGGCTCTACCCCGAGTGAACGTCACGGTCATCGAGGTCCTGTCCACGGTCGCCATCGCGGCGATCGTGGCCACGCCGCCCACGCTGGTCGCTCTCGGCGCGCTCCAGCAGTCGAAGCGCAACGCAAAGGCCGCGTCCGAGACACTGGACACGGTGAAGAGCACGGATGCCAAGGTGGACGTGGTGCATGAGCTGACGAACAGCAACCTGACTGCCGTCAAGTCCGCGCTGGCGAGCGCCGAGGGTCGTGTAGCCTCCCTGGAGGCGCTGGTGGCCAAGCTGGTCGATGAACGGGACAGCCCGACTACCGAAGGAACCTGACATGGAAAAGGGACTGATCTTCTGGGTACTGATGCTGCTCTGGCTGGTGTCGATCGTCGGCGCCGCGTGGCCGGGGGCTTCCAGCAAGGCGCCGTGGCTCTCGCCCGCCAGTGCGGTGGTGTCTTCGGCGAAGCTGTGAAATGAAGTACCGCAAGAAGCCTGTTGTGGTCGAGGCCATGCAGTTCACCGGAAAAAACCACACCGCAGTTCGCGAGTGGGGTGACGAGCTCGGCAAGGTAGGCGTCTGGGACGGCACCGGGGGAGGAGGCATGGTGATCCCGACCCTTGAAGGCGATCACCGTGCCGATCCTGGAGACTGGATCATCCGTGGCGTCAAGGGTGAGTTCTACCCGTGCAAGCCGGACATCTTCGAGGCCACCTACGAGGCCGTCTCAGAGTGACCCGCCGCCGCTCGTTCCCCTGGGCCGCCGTGTTCGTCTACGGATGCGTGCTGGCCCTGGTCCTGTTCATCTACACCCAAGGACTCCCATGAAGACTCTCATGACTCTCTGCGCGGTTCTCGCGATCACCCTCGTCCCGTCGTGCATCTCGCAGCGCACCGATCCGGTCGCGCTCTTCGGCCCAGCCGCGGTGGCATGGCCAGGCGTCGCGGACGACTACGCGCGCGGCATCGACGACGGCGTCGAGGATGGAGACATCACGCCCACGGATGCGAGCGAGCTGCAAGCCGACGGCATCCGGATGAAATTCGCGCTCGACACCAAGAGCCGCGAGCAGATCATGGCGGTCCCGTGGGACACGATGGAGCCGTGGGCGGACCGCGGGATCGACGACAAGCTCGAGGACCAGGACATCGGCCCGGGGGTCGCGGCGTCGCTGCGCGAACGGGTCGACAACTTCACGAAGACCGTCAACCGCATCAAGGGGCTGTAGGACCATGGACACCAGAAAAGAGTTCGAGGCGTTGATCGTGGCTGCGATGAACGAGACCGGCGTGAGCCTCGCGGGCGCGCGAAGCGACCTCGCGGCCTACATGGCCGAGCGCGCGACGCACCTGTCGCTGATCTCGGGCGAGGCCGGGTTCAACGAGGCCGTGACCGCGGAGCGGGACAACGTGGCCCTGCGCGCGGGGCTCAACATGAGCGACCAGGCGACCGGGATGGAGCAGCGGTTCATCGGCATCATCGCTGGCGCGCTGCGGATCGCGGCGCTGTCGCTGGCTTGACTTCCCGGCCGGGCGCGGCACGATACGACCCGCCCTCATCGTGGGGGTGGGGGTCTTCTTTGTCGTTTCTCTCTTCTTTCTCCCGGCCGCGCCGATGACACTCACATCGGCGCGGCTGCTCCATGCGCATGGCTGACGCACTCGACAACGTAGCGACGCCATCCACGACGCACGTGGAGATGGAGTCGCGCACGGAGCTGATCAAGGCACTGTGGGGCGGCACGCCTGCGATGCGCAAGGCTGCGCAGCGATGGCTCCCGCAGAACCAGAAGGAGACCGCGCGCGCGTACTCGAACCGCCTGGAGATGACGGTGCTGTTCGATGCGTTCCGGGACACGGTGGGCAGCGTGGTCGACGGCCCGTTCGCGCGCGACGTGCGTCTGGTCAACTCGGAACGGCTCGACCCGCGCGTCGCTGCGATCGAGAACGACGTGGACCTGCAAGGTGCTGGGCTCACGTCGTTCTGCCGGGAGGCGTTCCGGGACGCGGTGCTGAACGGGATGACGAACATCCTGGTCGACTTCCCTGCGGTCGCTCCGGGCCTGTCAGCGACCGCGGAGAACAAGCTGCGCGTGCGGCCGTACTTCGTGATCGTATCGTCGTGCGATCTGCTGGAGGCCATGCCAGTGCGCGGCCCCAACGGCATCACGACGGTGAAGCGCGTGCGGATCAAGTCGAAGCAGCTGGAGCCGAAGGGGAACTGGGGCGACCAGCTGGTCGAGTACGTGAAGGTGATCACGTTCTCGATCCCCGGCGTGCCCGACTCGATGGGGTCGTGGGAGCAGTGGCGCAAGAACCCGGAGACGGGCGAGTGGGCGCTGCAATCCGAGGGCCCGTTCCCGTTCCAGGGCGTACCGATGGTGACGCTGTACCTGGAGCGCGACGGTTTCATGCTCGCGCGTCCGCCGCTCGACTCGCTGGCGTGGCAGTGCTTGCGGCACTGGCAGTCGACGAGCGACCAGAACCTGATCCTACACGTGGCACGCTTCGCGCAGCTCTTCTGCAAGGGGATCTCGAAGGAAGAACTTGGCTCTGGCCAGGTCGAGGTCGGTCCACTGCGCGCGATCCACACGATGAACGCGATGGCGGACGCGAAGTACCTGGACCCGGGCGGCGCCGCGCTCGACGCTGGGTTCAAGGACTTGCAGACGATCGAGGACCGCCAGCAGTCGCTCGGCTCGGAGCCGTTCCAGCGTCAGACCGGGACGGTGGTGGCCACTGCGCGGGCGATCACGGAGGCGCGCGAGAAGTCCGCGATCCAGTCGTGGGTGCGGGGCACAGAGATCGCGGTCCGGAGCGCGTTCGAGATTGCGCAGCGGTGGTACGGGCTGGACCTGGACGAGAAGTTCCAGGTGGACGTCTACAACGAGTTCTCGCTCGGGACGCGGGCGCGTGATGACTTGGCGGTGCTCGACGGGCTGCACGCGCGCGGCGGTCTGACGGACAAGACGTACCTGCGCGAGTTGCAGCGGCGCGACACGCTGGCGGCAGACGTGGACATCGAGGCCGAGGTCCGCGAGGTCGCCAAGCAGAAGGAGAGCATGATGCGCGCGTTCTCCGGCGTCGGGATGGACGACGAGGACGATGATGGCGACGCTGGCCCGGGGATGCTGAATGGTCAGCGCCAACGCGCGTCTACTTGATCGCGCGATCCGGCACGCGATCTTCCTCGAGGGGCTCAAGGCGTCCGAGGTTCGGGCGATCCTTCGGTTCCTGAACACGGAGGCGTTCCCCGACGCGATCGAGGTCCTGTCGGGCAAGCTCGCGCGCGTGGGCCGCGGCGGGTCGGCGCTCAGTTCCACGCGCATGCGGGAGCTCGTGGAAGCGTTGCAGGCGTCGATCGACGACTCGTTCCGCGACGCCTACCGGCAGGTGCGCGACTCGATGCGGGACGTGTCGTTGTCCGAGGGCCGGTGGCAGGCGAACCAGATCAAGGTCGTCATCCCGCAGGGGATCGGCATCGACATGGTGGCTCCGTCGCCGGTGCAGTTGCGCGCGCTGGTGGGCAAGGAAGCGATCCAGGGCGAGTTCCTGCGTGAGTGGTGGAAGGACGAGTCGAAGCTGACGTTCCGTCGCGTGACTCGCGAGGTCCGACTGGGTGTGACTCAGGGCGAGTCGATCGACCGGATGGTGCAGCGGGTGCGGGGGACGCGGGCCGCGATGTTCAGCGACGGGGTGCTGAACACGACGCGGCGCGAGGCCGAGGCGTTCGTGCGCACGGCGACGATCCACTACTCGAACGCGGCGCGCGACCTGACGTACAAGGAGAACGCGGGTCTGATCAAGGGCGTGCGTTGGGTGGCGACGCTGTCGCTGCGGACGTGCCCGGCGTGTGCGGCGCTGGACGGCAAGGTGTTCGACGTCGACGGTGGTGGCGAGCGGCCGCCGCTCCACCCGAATTGCCGCTGCACGACGGTCCCGATCGTCAAGTCGCTCCGCGAGCTCGGCTTCAACGTGGGCGACCTACCCGAAGGTCAGCGGGCGACGATGGACGGCCTGGTGCCGGAGTCGACGACGTTCGAGGAGTGGGCGAAGTCGAGGAGCGTGGCCGAGCAGGACGAGATCTTCGGCAAGCGGCGGGCGGTGGAGTGGCGCGCGGGTCGGCTCGACCTGGACGAGATGGTGAAGAACGGGCGGGTGCTGAGCTTGCAGGAGCTGGAGCTGGTGGAGAGCGCGCCGGGCTGACTATGACCAGCCTGCATGCGGAGAGCAGCCGGGATGCAGCGGATCGCCCGCGACGGCTGCCGCCTAGCGGCGCGGCTGGGATGGTAGCGGTGCGGCGCCGTGGAATTCTCGGAAAAACATGCCCCGTCCCCGCGTCGGTTTTCTAGAACAGGGCAAATCGTGGAACCTTCGCCCCCCTGGAAGCGCGTTTACCGAGGCGAGCTCTGCTCCCGCGGCTGCGGACGCGCCCGCCGCGCCGGCCAACGCTACTGCCGCGAGTGCAACGCGGCCTACCAGAAGCGCTACCGCAGCCGGTCGCGCGACGCGGCCCGCATCCTGCTCGACCCGGATCGGTCGGACGCGGACGCTCGCCGGGACGCGCTCGAAGTGCTCACCCGCGCGCTAGGGTCTTGACACGCCCCCGCCCGCGTGCTCAGAATCGGGGCCATGGCGTTGAAAGCAGTCCTGACCCCCGAGCAGTTTTCCGACCTCGACGACGCGACCAAGGCTCTCTACGGGGCCGAAACCAAGGGGGTCCACGTGCTCGCCGTGGAGCCAGCCTCGGGCTGGGCGCTCGAGGACGTGAAGGGACTCAAGGCCACGATCAGCGCCGAGCGCGCGCGCGCGAGCGAAGCAGCCAAGGCGCTCAAGGCGTACGAGAGCGAGGACGGCGAGCGTCTCGACCCGGAGGCCAGTCGCGCCGCGATCGCCAAGCTGGCCGAGCTCGGCAGCGCCAAGCCGAGCGAGCAGCACAAGGCGCAGATCGACTCGATCAACGCCGAGTGGACGAAGAAGTACACCAAGCTCCAAACCGAGAGCGAGGCCCGCCTCAAGGCGCTGGAGGGCGAGAACTCCGGGTACCTCGTGGACAACGAGGCGTCCCGCGCGTTCGGTGAGCACAAGGTCAACCCGAAGCTGTTCTTGCCGCACGTGCAGAAACACGTGCGCGCAATCGCTGGCCAGGACGGCAAGCGTGTGGCTCGGGTGTTCGATGCGGACGGGAACGAGCGGCTGTCGACCACGGCTGGCAGCACGGCGCCGATGACGGTGGCCGAGCTGGTCGCGGAACTGGTGCGCGAGTTCCC